GGGAATTGCGACAGGCCGTCTGAATTCCAGTAGCCGCCAACGCTGCGGTAGCGTTGGCTCGATTCGTCAATGTGCAGTTGGCGGATTTTCTCGCGTGTATATCCTTCAGGTTGTTGTACGCCTGATGTATCAGCCGAATTGTTCATGTAACGGGCAACATCGTGGGACAGTGTGGTGGTATTGAAACCTGCCTCCGCCGTACCTTTCAGCGCCATACCCGTGCCGATGTGCGGTTTTTCGCGCGTCCAGCCGTCGATATGCGGAATCCAGCGTTTGTCAGGGTCGGCCATGCCTGATATGTAGCCATAGTCCTTATAGGCGCGTGTAATACTTTTACCGCCGTGCAAAATGGTGTTGCCCTCGGATTTGTCACACAAGTGAAACACGTCCTGCCCCATTTCTTCCACGCAAAATTCTGCCAACGAGAAGTCGTACACATTAAAAACGGAATGATGAAAGGTAATACAGGGTTGTTGGCCGTTGACTGTCAGCATCATGCCGCCGACGGAAATTTGCCGTCCGTCCGCGCCGTAGTATTCCGGCTTGTAACCTGTGTTCTTCGTTACTGGGAAAAAGCCACCGCGCGAAGAAATAAAGACGTTAGACGGCAGACGGTCGTACCATGCCTGAATCAGACGGACAATATTCAATGCGTCTTCTTTGGACGGATTGTTTTTGTACCAACCGTCGTAAACTTTTTTACGCAGTTCGGGCGTCAAGGCGTCTTCGATGTAAAACTTACCTTTTTCAATGGCAATCTTGGCTGCAGCCTCGATTTGTTCGCCCTCGAACTTGGCCTGCTCGGTAATAATCAGCGATGGTGTTTTGACATCGGCAAAGGCATTGCCTACTGCTTCTGATACCTTGGCGGGTGTAATGAGGTGGATGTCAGATGCTGTGCCATTAAGGGTCAGACGGCCTTCGGTATCGATAGTGGCGGATACGGCAGGGGGGT